TGGTCTGTACCGAGAGGATTCCTGGATAGGAATCAGCAAAGGTAACTTTCCATTTTCCTGTTCCTGTGCGTGTCACAGAAAATCCAGTCCCGGTGTATACCGAGGGATCAGATGTGCCTTTGGTCACAAATGATCCTGGAAGGATTTTCAATTCCGGCTGCAGTGCCTGCGTTCCATAAAATGTTTTATTGGCCATCAGACCTCCTTATCAAGATGGAAGGGTGATCACGCAATTGAAACCTGGAGCTTCACAAGCAAGTTGTCCGTAGGAATGAACTCTACATTCAACGCCGTCATCTGCGGATTGCCGCAAAACGCGTAAGCCATCGAGTTCTGTGAGCTGAACCACTGGACCAATTGACATTAAAGACCAACGTTTCAGTTCCAATAAAAATGCCGTTGATTCGGGGCATGATTTATCGGGGATGATTTTCACAATTCCATGCGGTGCATAGAAATCAAGCGTCCGATATCCGGAAATGGAATCACTTTGCTTGACCTCACGCTGCACTTGTGCATTAAGTGTTTTTTCAATTTTGACGAAATCGGCAAATGAACAGAACAGGTAATCCGGCTTTCCGCCTTCTCTTGCTGTGATTGCGGCTGCTTCGATGAGGGACTCCACGATTGTCATCGAGGAACCATCGAGACGCTGGCCACCCAAACGGGTTGCATCAGTGCTTCGGTCCTGACCGAAAAAGCTTTCTCCACCTGACGGTGCAGTAGTTGGCAGCCACCCTTCCATTCCAGTGATTGTTTCATCATAATTTCCCTGGACATATAAATAGTCCGATTGGGCAACCGCGGCGATGCCTGCAGTCAAATTTCCTGTGCAGGTAATCTGATCGCTTGTGGCAGTTCTGTCGATTGATTGGATGGTGATGGTTCCAGATCGAACTGATCCACCTGTTTTGGTTCCGGATGCCTGCAGGACCATTCCCACCTCAAAATTGGTCACATCCGTGTCCTTGACCAAGTCAATGACAGCAGATCCAACCGTTGTTGAAGTTGAAATTTGGCCTATGGCACCAGATCCATCCCGATAAAGGGCAGTGGCAATTGAATCACCAACTGATCTGAGAACACCGTCAATTTCAGTGGTCATCGCATTCAAAAAACTGAATCGATCACCTTCCGCATTATCTTCACCCAGGTTCGCTATTTCTGGGCCGCCTTTCGGCTGCTGCAGATTCGACTCTGCAGATGGGACTATATCATCACCCTTATCGGGTGCGGTGCGCTTCGGATCGCTTGATCCTACTCCTTGCGGATAGTCTCTGAACCTTCCTCATTTGAGGCTTGGCTGCTGATCGGCAGTTCCTGCTTTCCCAGCAATTCACACCGTTTGCATCAAACATTTCTATCTGATGGCCCTGGATGTTAAGGCAGCGACTGCTTCACCGGCGATGGTTGCAACTCCATACGCGGTTTTCCGCGTCATGAGGAATTCACCAATCTTGGATGCAGTTGCGTTTGATTGTGCAGTGGAAAACACTGCAGAAACGCCCTGTGGGCGATTGAAATATACCGGTATGGGAGCATTTTTCCCTCTAAATTTTTCCAGATTGTTATCACGGCTTTTTTAATTACCGTTTCTGCATATTGTCTATGCAGCTCAGACTATTTCATCACCAGTGGTGTCGGACGCTCGTGGGCGGGTTATTGTTGGGACTCACCGCCTAGTCGTTGAACCTTCCAGGAAACCGTTGCCCTTCCTGGCTTGGCTGCAGATTGCCCTCGGCTTTACGTTAGGGGTTCCCTGCAATTCATCCGATTTTAAAAGGACAAGTGTCTATCCTTTGGGACTAACTCCATAAAAGGATGAGAGTCGTACACTACCTTTGCCACCTCCGCAGCACGGTAGTATTGTTTGAGGGCATTATCCCACGCCGCGAGGGTCGTGGCAGTTGCCATGAGAATCTTTCTGGCGCTTCCATGCGCCACCTGGACTGTTTAGCTTCTCACACTCGTATCAAATACTGCTAGTGCTTCTTCCAGGCGTTCCCGCTTGGTTAGAGGCGCCCGCGATTTAGACGGCGTAGAAGCAGAGACTTTGTTTCTTAAAGTTCTCTTGCGTGTCCTTTGAGATTCCGATGGCGTGTCCTGAGATGGGCCATCATCGGTATGGCCCAAGAGCTTCTTCATCTTGGCAGAAGATGCCAAGGATCGCGTCTGCTCTTCATAAAAATCCTCCACTTCCCGGAGGATATCATGTTCCGGCTTAATGGTTCCAGATGTAGTGGCCGTGATTTTCTGCATCTCCAGAATAGTCGGCCATGCATTGTCCCATTGAGCGCGGAGCAATTCGTATTTATCGTCAGTCTCAACGATGTTTTTTAATTTTGCAACATAATCATTAACTTGTTTCTGTTTCTCCATTGATTCCAGCTTTGCCAAACGCTGCTCGACTTCGGGACTTTGTTTGTTTGTGGCTACTGGTTTCCCATCTGACAAGACTTGTTTGGTTGCATCCTGGTAGTTCCAACCCACTTTATTGACTGCAGTCATCATATCCCCAGAATCTGCAGCTGCTTTTGCTTCCTGGAATGGTTTTAATTCTTCTTTTAACTTTTGAAGTTCTTGCCGTTCTTTTTGAAGTCGGCGTTCTTTTTGAGCCACTTTTGAAAATGCACGACTGATTCTAGGCTGCTCCGGTTCTGCATCTTCTGTGGTTTCAACTTCTGCAGTTTCAGTTTCAGCTTCAACTTCTGCAGGATCATCCACCTCTGGAGCTTCTTCAATCTCTGCACTATCTTCTGCTTCTGTGGTTTCAGCCCCGCGTCCTTTGGACTCAAGCCATGCATCCACACCGGCCTGGTCTTCTGGCGGTAAAGTTTCTAGTTCTTCACTCATACTGGTAATCCTTCTTGCTGCGGCATTGCCGCGTCAATGGTTTCAGTCATTGGTGTTTCCAAACCTGGAATGGCTGCACCTTCCAATCCTTCTAATCCAGGAATTCCTGGAGCAGCTGCTGCGGCTTCTCCTGGCATCTCAGGTCCGGTGGCCTGGCCTTGTTGCATCAAGGCATCACATTCATCAATGAACTGCAGCATCATGTTCAGTTTATCAAGTTCCAATGAATCCTGCTCGGCTTCCAGATAGGCAATGGTCATCCGTTCCTTTGCATAAATGAGGTCCATCATCGGTTCTGGTGCATGGTATTTAGAATCCTCCAGGATCTCGGAAATCCGCCACTCGACATCACGTTCCAGTGCATCATAAAGGGATGTGACACTTTCCAGATCTGGAAAATCCAACAGCCGGATGATGTGTTCTCGTCTTTTAATCACTCCACTCTGGACCAACTCGGTGACGGCCTGCAGCCGCCCTGCCGGGGTTGATGGTAGAAGACTGACCGGGTATGCCTGGAGAACATAATCTTTTTCTGCCATGTCGATATCTTTAAAATCAAGTTCCTCCAGGGCGCGTCTTTTAAATCCTTTAACTGGAAATGATCCGGATTCACTGACAATCTCGCGTGCAAGATCCTGGAACCATTTGGCTGCATCCATGTATGCTTTTTCATACTTCTGACCTACCGTGATAAAACGCTCGGTTTCAATGTCATGATACGTTCTCAATGCAGCACCACTGTCCAACCCGGCAGGTTTTTTGCCGGTTGCAGATAATTCCGAAACGCCTGCAATTTCATAGGCACGTTGGTACAGCCGATCCAGATGGGAATAGACTTCGGATGACATAGCAGTAGGTGTGTACGAAATCGGCGGTTGACCTACGTAGTTGACTATGGTTCCAGGGTTATTTCTCAAGCTCGATTCCACAACCCGGCTGCCATGTGCCACAAAGATCCAAGGCACACTGACCAGGTGCATCGCCTGCTGAATGCGGAGGGCGAGTTTGTTGATTTCAAACTGGATTGATTTGAGGGATTCCACCAGGGAGATCCCTGACCATCCAAGGACTGAATCACCCCAGGTCATGGTCACAAATGGATAAGTATTATAGTTATATTGTTCATCCACCAAGACTAGATTATCCATGGTGATCGCGTGCTTGCCGTCATCGGCACCATTGATTGACGGCAGATGCCATGATTCGACAACTTCAACCATTTCCGCATCATGCCCCTCTTCACCGAAATAATCACTGTCTGAAGAATTGGAATAATAGATGATCTGTTCCTCATATTCTGGAAAGTTCAGAATCATCTGCTGCAGAGGCACACGTTTCACCTGGTGCAGGGATGGTGGAGTTTCCGAATACATCGCCGCATTGAGATCCCACAAAAGTTCATTTGGAAAAACACGTTCTGCAAATATCTCAGAACCCTCCCGGCCTACTTTCATTGCAGCCAAATCAAAGATGCACGCATCCTGGAAGATTTTAGGCATCAGAGCATAAAGATCCACCTGGTGGAACAGACCCTCCATGGCATCAGTCAACTTCTTTGCACGGGTCCGCAGCCGATAATCACCACGTTTGGTCATGTACATGGGGCGTGGCCGAGACTTGCCAAGGCGGGAAACCAGGGTGTCTGTTATGTTTCCTACCACATTAAGACGCATCCTAAAGTCCTCCGCCATTGGCAGGCCGATCCGCATCGATGGTTCAAACCTGTCGAGTGCTTCATAATTTCTTTGGGTGTACATCCGGAGCATGTCGATGTTCAGCTGCATCCGGCCCACATGGTCCTCTTTGAGCTGGTTGATTGTCTGGGTTAGGCGGTTTCCCAGCTCGTCTTCATTATCTGCTTGCCACCAAAATGCCATTAGGACTCCTGGTATTCTCGGATTAGACTATTTTCAGAAGGAAGTGCAGGCATTTTCAGTTCCGGCATTTCCTGGTAAAATTTCACTTTCAAACCATGTCCTTCAAACTCTGCCACCCGGTTTTCACTGAGGTATTTGATCAAATCTCTGGAATCTTCCAGGGTTGTTACTTTACGCAGCACGTTCTCTTCTCCTCATTATCTGGGGCGCCTGCATCTGTGCCATCTGCTGGTTTCGTTTTTTGATCGGCTGCTCCAGCTGCGTCAGGAAATCATCAGATTGAGGATTGAAAAGACCAATGTTCCCGATTGCAGATTTGATCTGTTTCGGATTAAAAAC